CCAGATCCGCTCTTGCAGGGCGCGGTTGCTCTCGTCGAGCTTGGCGAGTTCGAGCGCCCGCAGTCCGGCGGTGTCACCCAGGGCTTGCATGAGTTGCTGCTCAAGGCCGGCGCGCTGGTTGGCAATGACATCAGCAGCGGCGGCAGCGGCTTTTTCGGCTTCGCTGGTGACTTGCTGCCAGAGCTGGTAGTTGCCGAGCAGATCGGCGGCGAGCTGGCGACCTCCGGCGGTTTGCAGATCCTGGGCGCGTACCAGGGCCTCGTAGGCCTGGACGGTGTCGGGGATGGATTGGCCGAGGGCGGAGAAGGCTTTGTCGAGATGTTCGCCGGGGCTTAGGAACGTCGAGTCGATGCCAGCAGTGATGCTGGAGATTTGCTGCCGCAGGGCATTGGCGACCTCAAAGAGCTGGTTGATCTCGGCAACGGACGCCTTGAGCGGGTCGAGGCTGGAGAACAGTTCCTCGAAGCCGCCGCCGAGATCTGCTTTTTGCAGAGCAGCAAGGAGGACGCGGGAGCCATCCTCACCGAACTGCTGCAGGGCCTTGCCGGCGTCTTTCGTGTAGCGCTTGGAGACGTCGACCAGGGTGTTCCCCCACTCGTCCATCGCCCGGTACGCCCCCTCGCTCCAATCGTCGTTGTCAGACGCAAACCGGCTGGCGATGGTGACATCCAGAGCCTGGCCGCCGTACTGCTTGATGCTCTCGCTGATTTGCTTTGCAAGGCCGGCGCTCAGGCCCAGCATCGCGTCGTCGTAGGAAGAGGATCGGTCGGAACGGTAAGCGCCCCATTCGAGATTAAAATTGCTGACGTTGGCAGAGGTCGCCCGCTCGAAGCTCCCGTCTGTGCTTGCCAGGTAGGCCCCGCCCTTGTGGTAAGTGGAACCCTTGAACGCGCCGAGCTGCTTGGCGATGAGCAGACCGGCCGCCAGATAGGGAGCGGCAGTCATAACGCCGGAGAGGGCGCTGGACACCATCCCGGCAGAAGATCCAAGCATACCGGCGGCGCCGGCCCCGGCACCAAGGCTTCCTGCAGTTGCCCCCATGCCGGCGGCCTGATACGCAGCGATGGCGCCCGTGAGGTCGGCGCCCGCAGCGGCGGCGCTGAGGCCGGCGCTGAAGCTGCTGGCCATGCTGCCCAACTGCAGGAAGCCGGCTGCGCCGGTATAGGCACCCAGGCCCGACATGCCAGCGGCCTGCATGCCCATGGATGCCAGACTGCCGAAGGTGCCGAGCGGGTTTGCACCGCCCTGCCCTGCCGGGGCGCCGATGACGCTTCCGAGCACGCTGTTTATGCCACCTTGGATCACGGGCTGCACGTACGCCCGTATCACGGTGGCTTTGATGGTGTCGACCAGCAGCTCCCAGCCGTCCTTGCCCCCAGAGAATATGGCATCGGTGAGGCTGCGGGCGATGTCGTCGGAGACGCGCTGCCATTGCTGGGCGGCGTCTTCGGCGGCCTTCTTGTTGGCATCCTTGGCTTCGATGCTGCCAGTGGCGGAAGCGATGCGCTTGCGGAGCTCGACTTCCTGTTCGAGCTTGGCGAGGTATTCGTCGGAGACGCCGCTGTCCTTGGCTTTGGCCAGGGTTTCTTCGGCACGGACGAGGGCCATGTCGGCCATGGCTTGCTTGCCAAGGCCCCAGAGGATGTTTTGCTCTTCGAGCTTCTGGGCTTCTTGGTCGAGGCCGCCTAGGTGCTTTTGCCAGTTGCTGAAGTAGTCGGACTGGGCCTTTTCGGCTTCCTTTTGGGCCTTGGCTTGGGCGTCGATGCTGTCTTTGTAGAACTTCTGGCCGGTAGTGAGTTTTTCTACGGCGTCGCGGTATTGATCGAGGGTGAGCTTGCCACCGCTGTAGGCCTTGAAGAGCTTTTGCAGGTCGGAATAGTAGCCCGCATCAATGCCGGTGTTCTTGCCGCCGATGCGGTCGAGGATGCGCTGGAGCTCTTCGGCGTCCTTGACCGCTTGGGACTTTCCAGTGCGGGGCTTGGCGGTTTTGTCGGCAGCGTCTTCGCGAAGCTTGGCGATTCGCTTTTCGATTTCGGCTTGGGCGATGCCCGCGGCGGCGCCTTCGTTGCGCGTGCGGGTTATGTCGCGCTCGAGCTTTTCGGCCTTGGAGAGGTACTTTTCGGACTCCTTGAGCCAGGCGATGCGGGCTTCCTCTTGCTGGTTGGCGGCAGCGGTGGCGGCAGCCTCCTTGCCTTGGGCGACAGCCATGGCCTCGAGGGTGGCCAGGCGCTTTTGGGCAACATCGATGTTGCCCACCTCGGCGCCGCTGCGGATGGCTTCGACGGCGCGCCGTTGCTCGGCGATCTGGTCGGCAATGGTGGCCTGACGGCCGACGCCAAGCATGGCATCCCAGCCGGACTTTGCCGCACCGGTGATGCCCTTCCACGCCTGCTCAATGAGGCCGAGGTTGGCAATCACCTGGTCAGCCCTGCCGCTCATTGCGTCGGCGTAGGCCTTCTGTGCCACGGCGCCGGCTTCGAGGGTCTTGCCTTGATCCTCAAGCGCCTTGATCTGGGTGTAGATGGAGGCGGTGAGGTAGTTGTACTTTTCGTTGAGCTTTTCGGAGGCCTTGACGGGCTCGCGGCCCAGCTCGGCGAAGCTCTCGATGGTGTCGGCGACTTCCAGTCCAACGGCCTTGTTAAGCTTGATGGCGGCGGCCGAGACGAGCTCGATATTGCCGGCGGCGATCTTCCCGCTGTTGGCCGCTGCGGCAATGGCCTCATTGGCGGCGCCCTGGGTCGCACCGGTGCCAGCAGAGACGGCGCGGGCCATGTCTTGGAGCTGGCCCACGGACGCGCCGGCGGCATTGCCCGTCATGATGATGGCGCGGGCCAGGGCGTCGGCCTCTTTGCTGCCTTGGTAGTAGGCCACGCCAAGCGCACCGGCAGCGGCCGCGGCAAGAGTGAAGGGGTTGATTAGGCCGACGACGTATCCACCCAGCGCCCGGGCGGCATTGCCTGCACCGCCGAACATATCCTTGAGCTGGCCGCCTTGCTGCAGGAATACGGTCATCGGGTTTTGGCCGGCAGCCAGCGACGTGAAAATGTCGGTGAACTGCGCAGGCACGCCCATCAAGGCCTGCTGCATCTGCTTGGCCGAAATGGTGCTGCCGTGCATGGCTTCGTTCATTGCCTTGTTTTTGGCAATGGCGGCATCCAGCCCGGACAGGTAGGGGCGCAGAAGGTCGGTGTTGATGCCGCGCTGCTGGGCGATGGATTCGTAATACTGGGTGTTGGCCTGCCCACCAGCCTGCATGGCAGCGGTGGAACGCTGAATGCTGGCGATCATTGACCGGGTTGCGCGATCTACCTTTTGAGCGGATTGCTCGCCCCCGTCGCCGATCTTTCCGACCGCATCGCCCGCGTCCTGCCCGGACTTGCGCACGGAGTTGGCCATGTCGGCACCGGCAGCCTTGACTTCTGCGAGCCCGTCTTTTGCCTTGGTGGCATCGACTTCGGCAGTGATCTTGATTTTGCGATCTTGAGTCATTTTTTGCGGTGCTCGTGCATGGTTTTGAGGGCTTCGACTTCCATGCTGGTGATGTCGTCCAGCATGGCAAGCCAGTCATCGGGCGATAGGCTCATGCGGTCCAGCAGGGGATAAACCGAGGCGTAGATGAGCCGCACGGGCCCGGCCATGCCTACGTCCCACTGGGTGCGCACGCGCAGGAAAAGCTGCACCGCCGGCCAGTTTTCGGGCCAGACTTCGACGGCTTCGTCGTCGAAGTCTTCGGGCAGGTAGCCGGCGGCGGCGAGCTCTTCGGCGCTGGGCGCGGGGGTGTAGATGGCCCGGGCGGCGGCGATCAGTTTCCCAGGCGGCCTTCGCAGCAGGCGGCGCGGTAGTCTTCCATGATGGCCATGACGGCGCCGGGGAGCTCGTCGGCCAGGCGCTCCAGGTTGGCTACGTTGAGCTCTTCATCCAGATCCCAGCCGTCCAGGGCGTTGATGAGGTAGCCGGCATTGCTGGCGATGATGGACTGCTGCAGCTTGGTGTTGACGGCGGGGTCGGTGTAGTCGGGCCGGCCGACCAGGGACTTTGCCATCAGCGCATCCACGAACTCACCGAACTGGGTGCGGGTGCGGTAGCGGTAGGTGCAGGCGATGCGGCCTTCACCGCCTTCGGGCAGGGCGAAGGTGACGGTGCGGACGAAGTTTTTGGGGCGTGCGCCAAGCTTGATGTTGGATGCCATGGTGAGTGCGTTTCCTGATTATGAGGAGGTGCAGCGCCCGCCGAGTGGCGGGCGGCGGGCTGGCTTAGGAGGCGTAGCGGGTGAGGCGGCCGTTGCCGTTGATGGACACGGCGCAGACATACACACCCCCGCTGTCCTTGGGGTTCTCGTTGAGGGCGACGCGGCACGGGGTGTAGATCTTGGAGCCGGACTTGAGCACCTTGCGCAGGCAGGTATCGGTCTGCACCTGGGTCAGGGAGCGCAGCAGCAGGTAGCCGGCATCGGCGAGGTTGTCGGCATCAACGTTGAAGCTCTCGGTCATGGCCGTGAAGCCGTCGTTGAGGGACTCTTCATTGTCGAGGTCGGTCCATTTGACGGTGACGGTCTTGGGCTCGCCGCCGCTGTTCTGCTGATCCTTGTAGCGGGAGATAGATTGCCAGGTGAGCACCTTGCGGGCAGTGCCAGCGCCGCCGCCGACAGGGAAAAGGTCGGTGTTGGAGGTGTCGATTGCCTCGGCAACGAAGGTATCCGCGGTGACGGACTTGACCTTGACGAAGCTGCGATTGAGCAGGCCCCAGCCGGAGTAGATCTGCACGATGTCGCCGTTGGAGAAGCCGTGAGCGGTGGAAGAAACGACGGCTTCGGCAGCGTTGGAAACGCCGGAAACGGTTTTTGCGGCCTGGAAGGTGGCGGCAATGGCCATTTGAGTGCCGGAAGGAGTAGATGCCATGGTGGGTAA